CTATAATATTCTTGATGGCTTACGAAGTGGATTTATAAAGAAGATTAAAGACTATGACTCTTATTTTATTATTGGTAATCATGATGTGTATTATAAAAACACAAATCGTATTAACTCTATGGAGCAACTTTTCGGGGATGATTTCAAGACTTATACAACGGCCACTACTCTTAATTTTGATGGGACTGACATTTGTTTTATTCCTTGGATAAATTCTGAGAATTATGATGAAACTCTAAAACACATAAAGAAAACCAAAGCAAAAATTGCGTTAGGACATTTAGAACTGAATGGTTTTGAAATGATGCGTGGTATCAAGTGTGAAGCTGGTATGTCTATTGAACACTTTAAAAAATTTGATTTGACTTGTTCTGGACATTTCCATCATAAAAGCAATCAAGGAGAAATTCATTATTTGGGAGCCCCATATGAATTATTTTGGAATGATTGTGATGATCCTAAAGGATTTCATATTTTAGATACGGGCTCAATGGAATTGCAGTTTGTTCAAAACCCACATCAAATGTTTCATAAGATTTATTATGATGAAAATAAAAAATATGATTTGTCAAAATATGAAAACAAATATGTAAAAATTATTGTTAAAAATAAAAGATCTCAATATAAGTTCGATACATTTGTTGACTCTTTATATAAGAAAGATGTTGCTGATTTATCTATTGTCGATGAAACAGATTTTCAGTTTGAAGAACAAAGTGATGTAGACACTACAAAAGACACTATGTCTCTTCTTACAAGTTATATCGATAATTATGAGATTGATGTTGACAAGAACAAACTAAAACAGATTATGCAAGATTTATATGTCTCTGCTTTGAGAGGTGATTGATGATTGAGTTTAAAACTATTAAATGGAAGAACTTTCTTTCCACTGGTAATTATTTTACAGAAGTGCAACTAAACCGTTCATCTTCTACTCTTATTGTTGGTGAGAATGGAGCAGGAAAATCTACCATTTTGGATGCATTGACATTTGGTTTGTTTGGAAAATCTTTTAGAAAAATTAATAAACCACAGCTTATAAACTCTATAAACAATAAAGATGCTTTGATTGAGATTACCTTTAAAATTGGTAAGAATGATTACTTGGTGCGCCGCGGTATCAAACCCAATATTTTTGAAATATGGGTAAATGGTAAAATGTTAGACCAAGATTCAAAAATTCGTGATAGCCAGATTTATTTGGAAGAAAACATTCTCAAACTGAATTATAAGTCATTTACTCAAACTGTTATTTTGGGTAGTGCTACTTTTGTTCCTTTCATGCAACTTTCTGCAATCGATAGAAGAGAAATTATTGAAGATATTTTGGATATAAAAATCTTTTCTGCAATGAATGAAATTCTAAAAGCAAAAATGGCTGCATTGAAAGAAACAATGACAGAAAATGAAAAAAACCGTGAAGTCCAAGATTATAAGATTGAACTTCAAGAAAGAAATATTGAAGATGCAAAGACGACAAAGAAAACTGCGATTAATACTTTTAAGAAAAAGATAAAAGAAAAGAAGGCTGAACAGAAACAGTGTATTGACAAAAATACAGAATTGCATGAACAAATATCAAATTTATTGGAAAAGATTATACATGAAAGTAAAATATCTGATAGAAAGAAAAAACTTGAACGTCTAGAAACTAAACTCTCAAATAATGCAGAAAAAATACAAAACGACATCTCATGGTTTGAAGGCAATGATGTTTGTCCATCATGCCAACAAGATATTAATGAAGATCATAAGAATTGTATTGTGGAAGAGAAGGATAAGAAAAAGGAAGAAGTTTTGACAGCTGTTCAATCTTTGTCTGATGAATTGATTGAGATTGATTCTGAATTACATTATATTGAAGAAACCAAAACATCTATCACAAATCTTAATAATGTAGTTAGTTCTAATAATGATAAACATCAATATCTACAAAAAAATATTGATGAACTTGAGGCTGAAATAGAAGATGCGGAAAATAATAATACAAGCGTTTCTAAATTAGAAAAGGAATTAAAAGAGTTTAAAAAGATTTCCAAAGAGTTGGACAATGAACGCAAAACTCTTTCCGAAACAAAAAACTATCATGTGGTTGCATCACAGTTTTTGAAGGACACTGGTGTAAAAACTTCTATTATAAAATACTATTTGCCAATAATGAACAAGTTAGTAAATAAGTATCTACAAGAAATGGATTTCTATATTAACTTCACAATGGATGAAAAGTTTAATGAGAATATTAAATCCAGAGGCAGAGAAGGATTTACATATAGTTCTTTTAGTGAAGGAGAGAAGATGAGAATTGACCTTGCTCTCTTGTTTACTTGGAGAGAGATTGCTCGAATGAAGAACAGTGTCAACACAAATCTTCTGATTCTTGATGAGGTGTTTGATAGTTCTTTGGATGCGACTGGTACAGACGAGTTTTTGAAGTTGTTGAACACATTAGGCGGCAACAATGTCTTTGTGATTTCACATAAAGGAGATATTCTATATGATAAGTTTCACAGTGTGATTAAATTTGAAAAAGTAAAAAACTTTAGCCAAATTGAAAAAAATTGAAAAAAAACTATTGACGAACCATGCAGTAATGGTATATACTGAGATAATACGTCACTCAAACTACATTAGAGGATTTTTTCACATGAATGAAGATGAAATAATTAATATTATCACAAATAGTAGTTTTCAAGATTTACAAAAACTTAGGGTGGACTCTGACCACATATCACTTATTGAATTACCAGACATTTATGGTGCTCACCTATATTGCACTTTCATAAATTCTGGAGAGACAATGGATAGATATTTTGGGTGGCATAAAGGTGAGTTTAATGGTACATACTATGGTTCGCCAGTTAAACATTCAAAAAAGTTCTGGTCAGATATGCGAAAGTATCCTAGTTTAACTTTATGTTTTAATGTTGGAACTCCAAGAGATATGAATGTGAGGGAGGGTAAAATACTGAAGGCTATCGATGCAAAGTCTAATGAAAAGTTCTTCAATGAGAGCAATGGTGGTGGTGCATTAACTAAAGGTCAAAAATCAATTACTGCATTAGATAATATTGTTTATAACTTAGAAAAAAATGTATATCCAATTCAAAAAGTAGATAAACATAAACTCTATGCTATACAACCACACCAAGTAAGAGAAGTAATGGAAATACCTAATAAGGTGCAATCTATTCTTAATCATATACTAGATACAAAAGGTAGATGGTTGGATGGAAATTTTCATTACGTTTTAATTCTTAAAGATTTCTATGGTAAAGATAAACATCTTAGGATAGGTAGTTTTCACACACTAAAAGCTTGTATGAAAACAGATTTTGTTGGTGAATTAGATGCTGTCTTTATACCGAAAAAAGATTGGATTAATTTAGACGAAACTGAAATTAAAGATTTAGGACATACAGATAACAAAAGAGATGATAAGGTAAATGATTCTGTAAGTTTATCAGAGGCTATATCAAATGCCGTTTCTTTTATTAGAAATAATAATATTGAAGACCATAAAGACCAAAGTGTAAAAGATAAATTCATGCGTTGGGGATTTACTAAAACTGAATGGGAAGCAACTATTAGAAAAACTTTACGAAATACACTAAATGATAGTAAAGCAAAAAATGCAATACCACCCAATCATATTAAAAAAAGCTGGACTGAAAAAGAAAAGTCTCAGATGATTGAAAGACATACAGACGAGAATACTTTTGTTTTTATTTTATCCACAGCTTGGTGGTCAAATAGATGGGTAGGTTTTGACGCACTAATGAATATTGTAAAGAATGAGGAAGCATTTAAAAAAGATTATTGGAAAATATTCTGGTTAAATGAATCAGACACAGCGTTTTTAGATTGGAATAAGATAAAAACTAAAAAAGATGAAGAAGGTAATGTGGTTTTAAAACCAACAAGAAAAACTAATATTGAACATGATTTACAAATTTTGTTTTCAAAGTTTGCTGAAGATATTAGACCTATTCTTATTTTTGAAGATTTACCATATTCAGAACCTAACGAAATTAAAAATGATAAAAAAGTATCTTGAAAAACATATTAAAGATAATGTGTTAGATGAAGAAGTTAGTTTACTATTAAGTGGTGGTCTTGATTCTATATCTGTTGGTATTTCTGCTGAACTAGTTGGGAAGAAAGTAAACGCATATAGTTTTTATCTTGAAGGTGTTCCTTCATATGACTTTGCAATGGCTGCTAATATTGCATCACAAAGAGGTTGGAATTTTACTCCAGTAGTTGTTCCTACTACAAATCTTAATGAAGATTGGTTTAGATTAGTTGATTTGGGTTGTAGAAAGAAAACTCATTTTGAGTGTGTATTTCCTTTCCTATATGTTTATCCAAAAATAAAAGAAAAGTATGTTCTTACTGGTTGGGGGGCGGATGGATACTTTGGACCAAGTAAAAAAGCTATGATGCGATATTCTAGTTATAGAAATAAAAAAAACTATGTTAAATATTGTAAAGAACACAATCAAAAAAGATTGAACTGGAACGAATTCAGACTTGAATATCTTGATGGAGACTGTGCTGGTTACAAAGAACACACAACCCTTGCGGAAAAACATGATAAGATACACATAGCACCATATAAAGATAGTAAAGATATTAGAAAAGAATTGATGAATAAGAGTTGGACAGAGTTAAATACACCCAGACAAAAAGAAATTATAAGAAAAGACTTTACAATACTAAAAAAGTATGGTAATATAAAGCCACATATAAATTTACACCTCGGTTCTGGTATAGATAAATTGTTTGAAACTTTTTTGAAAGACTCGACAATTAATTTCAATAATAGAAAAAGAATAATGGATGTTTGTAAAGATTGGTATAAAAATCCGAATAGTTTGAGAAGGTATAATATATGAGTTATACACCATATAATTTACAAGATGTTTATGATGCATCTGAACAGAACAAATTTAAAGTGATTTCAACTTTTGCCGGTGGTGGTGGATCTTCCACTGGCTATCGTCTTGCTGGTGGTAAGGTTCTTGCAGTAAATGAGTTTGTAGAAGAGGCATGTAATACCTATAAAGAAAACTATCCAGAGACACCTATTCTGCCTGGCGATATTAAAGAATTGACTGGGCAACATTTCTTGGATGCAGCTGGAGTAAAAGTTGGGGAGATAGATATTCTGGATGGTTCTCCGCCATGTTCTGCGTTTTCTGTGGCAGGCAAACTATCTCATAATAGTATTGAAACTGAATACTTAGATTTTGATGGTAATGTTATGACACGCAAAGAAAGTGGTAAACATTCTGATGGATGGGGTCAAACTAAAAAGTATTCTGATGGAAAGATAGTTGAAAATATTGAAGATTTGTTTTTTGATTTTCTGAGAATTGCTGATGAAATAAAACCAAAAGTAATCATTGCAGAAAATGTTAAGGGATTGACTGTTGGAGAAGCAAAAAACTATCTTAATCAAATACTCAATAGATTCGAGGAAATTGGATATAATATTTCGTATCAAGTTTTGGATAGTAGATATTTTGGAGTTTCGCAGACTCGAACCAGATGTATTTTTATTGGAGTAAGACAGGACATTGCCGATCAAGTTGGCTTGAACTTTATGACAATTCAAAATGTTTTTCCAACTCCAGATTTGAAAACAATTCCTCTGAAAGATGCTTTGATTGGTTTAGAATATGATGATGAAGAAATTTCTTATCTTACTGAAAAGTTTTCTAATACTGCATATTGGAAACAAACTGGTAGTATAATGCCCGTTGATCCAGATAAAGTTCTAACAGGAGGCGATTATCACCCGAAAGGACACCACTTTAACTTGAAAAGAGTATCACAGTATGCTCCAGCACCGACCTTAACCGCTATGGGGAGTGCTGATACTACTGCTGGTGCATTCCACTGGGCAGAACCTAGAAAGTTGACCCTCGGCGAGCTGAAGCGCATTATGTCACTTCCAGATGACTTTAAACTTACTGGAAAATGGAATCAAAAAGCAGAAAGAATTGGAAGGATGGTTCCGCCACTGATGATGAAAAGAATTGCAGAATCTGTATATAAAAATGTTTTGGAGAAATATAATGGCTGATTTCACATTTGCACACCGCGAAGAAGGTTTTGATGAACATATTGATAAAAGTATTAGAGGTTATGGAGATTTGTTGGATGATGTAATTTCTCTATCAAGATACTTTGTGGAAGATGGTACTAATGTTTATGATATTGGATGTTCAACTGGTAAACTGACTCAACGAATGTTGGAGGCAAATCAGGATTTTTGTTATGATGCAAATTATATTGGTATTGAAGTTGCAAATGGATTTTATGATGATATGATAAAAAGACAGGAGCATATCAGATCAATACACCCTTGGGTCCGTGTTGATTTTAGACATGAAGATGTAAGAGACACTGAATTTGAAAATGCCTCTTTAATTACTTCAATATTTACTTTGCAGTTTATGTCAAAAATTGATCGGCGATTTACTATTCAAAGAATTCATGATGGATTGAATGAAGGTGGCGGTTTTATTTTT